TGCCCCAGCCAGCTCGCCGTGGGTCTCCCTGCACAGCAGGTTCTCTGCATGCCAGGCCACAGGTGTGATCACGTAGGGATCAGGCAGATTGTGGAAGGTGATCAGCGCAGGCGCAGTAGCATCGGCGCCGGCTGCAGGTGTTGAGTCAGCACCTGCAGCCACATTGAAGACAGGCCCAGCTGCTTCATCGTGCAGGCGTGCGAGCTCTGCGGGTGTTTTGGCCAGCGCCCTGCCGATGGCGTGGCGCGTCATCGCTTCAAACTCTGTCGTGCGTCTGGTGCTGGTCAGCTCGCTCCTGCGTGGATCGTCGTGCACCGTCTGCCAGGTCTGACCCAGTGCTGTCAGCGCTAGCTGTGGATCCAGCACGCCTGCTGCTGCATGCTCCATCGCCCAGGTCAGACAGTGCTGCATGCTGTCGTGCCTGCTGTGGTTGCCTGCTACTTCTGTGGTGAAGTGCTCCACGATGACAGACAGGTAGCTGGGCGCATCCTGGCGCGTGCACGCTGCATAGAACGCCTGCGCTTCTGCATCACCTGCTGCACGCGTGGTGACACCGACCAGCGCAGCCCTGGACAGGTGCTGGACCCACGCCCAGGGCAGGTCCGGGAGATCCTCCACCGCTGGCGGCTGCTCGGCCGGCGCAGCCTCTGCCTGATCCCACCAGCCATACAGCCTGCCGTCAGGGTGGGTCGATGGCCATACCGCTGCGTAGCGGTGGCCTGGCTGGATGATGTCGATCCCGGCCAGGCCTGTCACCCACCCCATGGAGGGTGGGACGCGATAGAACCTGATGCCGCTGCCATCATTGCGCCCACTGTGGGAGATCCAGGTCAGTGGCAGCACACCGAGCTCCACGATCAGCGCTGTCAGGGTGTCCAGCCCACCCCGGTAGGCGTCCACGTCGATGCCGATGACATCTGCAGGCATGCGCAGCCCGATGTTGCCGGCCCAGGGCGCCTGCTGGACTTCTTCCGGCGTCATGTTGACACCTGCTGCGCCTGTCCTGCCTGCTTGTGGTGGGCCCTTGGCGCCGGCAGGGAGCTCCAGCACGTGCCAGCCTCCATCCACATACTGGGTGGCTGCTGTGGATAAGGTGTGCATCGCGCTCCGATCAGGGCAGCGGACGAGACCCACCCCGTTTGGGGTGGGTCTCGCTCTGTGTCAGATGGCTAGTTGTTGTTGCCAGGTGTCCCACGCCCGCGACACTGCACCAGTGCCAGGGAACAGGTCCACCAGATCATCGTCTATTTCTGCGCCCACCATCTCAAACGCCCAATGGCAGACGCGCTCAGGTTTGGCGCCTGTCAGTCCACGCTTCAGTGTGATGGATTCGCTGAACCAGTCACGCATCACCATCCTGTGATTGACCACAGGTTTCCTGCATGGCTTGACCAGCACAGGTTCCCACGCATACGCAACAGACACGTTGCGCTTGAACGCAGCGAAGGGCTTCACCCACGCCATGGTTCTGTACTCCAGACCCAGCCCATCTGCCAGCGCCAGGATCTGCCCCAGCGCCGGCGATGACGTGTGCAGCACCCAGCCGTCGTAATCGTTGGCCAGGTGCTGCAGTAGGGCTGCGTGGTCTACTTCGCCCGCGTAGTCTGCATGCTCGCTGTAGTGCCGTTTGGCCTGCCCTGGGTAGGGCGGATCTGCGTAACCAATCCTCATGAGCTGAACAGGTCCAGCGGCACGCTGGCAGCAGCAGGCGCCTGGTACTGCGCTGTGTACAGCTTGGCAGGGAACCTGCCCGGCTGGGCTGCTGAGTCGCCTGTGTAGGCAACCGCGAGCTGCCCACCGACATCCACAGCGGTGGCGCCGGCAGCCCTGACTGCTGCACCGATGGCAGACAGCATGCTCTGGCCCTCGCCCTTGGCAGGCTTGAAGTTGCCGCCCTTGGCGTACAGCTGCACGTTGTCGCCGTCTGCGGTCTCGAGCGTGATCACCCACTGCATCCTGGGTGTGCCGTCGTCGAACGCCAGCAGCCTGCCGTTGATGTCTGTCTGTTGCCGCTCGTTCAGCGCCAGGATGCGTCCTGCGTGCTTGTCACCGATCTGGGTGAACTTGGCACTGGGCGAGCTCTCCAGGTCGGTCAGCGGTAGTGAATTGGTCATGATGGTTGCTCCTCATTGATGATGGTGGTTCCTGGGAAGAGCTCCAGCACCAGTGCCAGGTTGTCTGGGAATGGGATGGAGCATCTCTTTTCCACGCCATCCAGCACTGCTGAGATGGCCTGGAATTGCGCCGGCTGTGCTTGTCGCACAGATGGCATGTCTGGTGGCCAGTAGGCCATCAGATCTTGTCTGGCTGCAGGGTGGGCGCCGATGGCATCCACTCGCTGCTGCAGCACAGATCGTAGTACTTCTGGATCAGACGCCTGTGATGGTGGTACTGGCGCTGGTTCACCCTTCCTGGGCCCCACGGCATCCAGCGACGCCTGCAGCTGTGTGGCCAGGCTGTCTTCAGGCACCAGCGGCGCAGCGATGCTGCTCGAGCTCGCACGCCAGCCACGAGTCCACATGCTGTGCTGGAAGGCTTCCCAGCCGCGTGCCGTATCGACCAGGTACAGGTCCAGCCTGCCCTGCCCTGCCGGCAGGTGCATGATCAGCGCCCTGTTGCGGTCCACTTCCGGCATCGGCAGGCGCTCGTCGCCATGCCCGTTCGCGGCTGGGCCCTGCTGGTAGATGGCGTCTGCGTGGTTGTAGATGGCCATCTGCACTGCGATCTGTAGCCACGAGTACTCCAGGTTGTCACCTGTCTTCAGGTCTGCGATCATCGGCACGCCACCCACCACCGCGATGCGGTCGAACGTGCCGGCAACCTGCCAATCATCCAGCACGCAGGTGCGCTCGATGTACCGCTGATCGATGACAACGCCTGCCTGTGACAGGCCTGCGACATACGCGGCCACGTCGGTCGCTGTCTCGTCTGACAAGTGGCTGATGTCCTTGCCGGCATCCACCGCTGCGGTGATGGCGTGCAGCGCTGTGCCCACCTTCGCCCTGTCGCTGCTGCCGCCAGCCTCCTTGCATTCTTCCACCAGCGCCTTCGCCTGCGCCTTGCTGGCTGGCGAGTTGTACCAGGGGTCACCGTTGGTCTCTGCGATCAGCGCTTCCCACTGAGCTCGCAGGCCTTTGCGCACCATCAGCCCAGTGATTGCCATCGTGGTCATCCAGGCAGCCAGCCCACCTTCTGCGTCCAGGGTTTTGGCCACCGTGGTGGCGCGGGTGTAGCCCACAGGCTTGCCGCCGGCGGGCGGCACCACCAGGTAGCGGCCCCACTGGTCTCTGCGCACTTCATCGGGTATGGGAATGCTGCTGGTCATCATCTTCTCTTCTTTCTTCTGATCGTTGGAGTAGCTGGGACCAGGCGCTGGCGGCGCACTGTGGCACGAGTCCGTTGCCTCCCAGGTGCAGTGCGTCAGCCAGTCCCAAGGGAGGCCCATCAGCGCTGCGACGAAGAACGGGCTGAGGTCCACCTTCCGCGATCCAGCGCTGCCATCCGGCAGTGTCGTCGCGACCTGGAGGCCATGCCCTGCCGCCAGTTTCAGGGATGGCCCACCGTCGCCGTGGGCTGGGTCGCTGCCCCTGGTCCCATCGCTGGCCCTCGGAGTCGGCCACAGCTTGGCCTGCACCGTCAGCGATGTCACCGCCGTCCTGTTGCCGCCCATCCGCTCCTTCATCGCCAGATGGGCTGCTGGTGACTTCTGGTCGTCCCTGGCCAGAGGCGTGCCCCACGAGCCAGAAGCGTCGGCGCTTGTGCGGCGCTCCAACGGCGGCTGCGTCGAGCAGACCCCACTCCGCATTGAACCCGAGCCCGGCAAGGTCATGGAGGACTTCGGGAAGGCCATGTCTGATGAGCTGTCCGACATTCTCCAGCAGGACGTATCTGGGTCGAACGTCACCGATGATCCTGCTGATGGCTGGCCAGAGCCAACGATCATCTGCAATTCCGGCCTTGGCCCCTGCGGCGCTGAAGGGCTGGCAGGGGAAACCGGCAGCGACAATATCCACTCGCCCACACCACGGTCGGCCGTCAAAGGTACATAGGTCATCCCAGATAGGCGCGAGATCCAGTCTCTTCTCTTCCATCCGCGCCACGAGGATGGACGCTGCATAGGCGTCCCGCTCAACACGACAAACGGTGCGTACTGGTGCCACGGATCTGAGGGCAAGCTCGGTCCCGCCGTAGCCGTCACAGAGGGAAAGGAGACGCCAGGGACGTACAGCCATGTCACAGCTGCTCGTTTCTGTGCAGGGTCCAGTTGCACGCCAGGCAGGATCTGCCATGCGTGCACGCCTTACCGTCCTTGGTGGACTTGCGCCAGCCGTGCACCACGATGATCCAGCCCGCAGCCTTCAGGGTCTCCAGGTTCGATGACAGGGCCAGCATCTTGCTCACCCTGTTGCTGACATGATCGTGGGTGGTGACCTGTACGCCTGCTGTCTGCCCAGGGCGCACAGCAACCAGGTCGAGCATCCCGAACAGGTCATGCTTGACGCCTCCTGCAGCACGCTCGCTGACATCGACCAGCCAGCCGTTGGCACGAAACCAGCGCAGACTCAGCTGGGTGGGGCTCAATTCCCGCACATCCCTTCACACTCCAGCACCATCTGCCCTGTGTCGCCAGGGGTCAGCACGGCTTCTGACAGTGGCACCCTGGATCTGTGCACGTAGCCGAACGGCCTGGCTGCGTCATCGAAAGCAACAGCAGCAGCCCAATCCTGTGGGTGATTGTCGCGCAGGTCCAACCAGTCACCGTTGGACTTGTAGGGACAGTAAACGCAGGCCGAACGCGGCACTGGATGGGTCCAGTTGTCTGCCAGGTACGTTTCGCAGTCCTGGCGTGACCAGCCCAGCTCCAACAATGGATGGACGTTTTTGCACCACTTCAGCCCACTGTCTTTGGCGCGCAGATACTCATCAGTCGAGATGCACACCGACAGATCAACGTCCTGCTTGAAGGTGCGCAGGTGATGGCGTATCGGTCGCAGCTTGAATTGATAGGTGCACTGCCGGCGCCCCATCCCACGCCCCTGGAACAGCGGTACTGGCACAAAGGTGCTGTCCACTGTCGCGGACAGACGCCCTGCTGTCACTACAGCGATGTCGGCGACAGCATGCAGACGCTCCAGATGCAGGTATACGTCCCTGGGCTCATCCTGGGTGTCTGCGAAGACGTTGACATCGAAGGGTGGCAGCGTGCCATCCAGCGACAGCAGCAGCACGGTGGTGGACTGCACGCCTGCGCCCAGGCTGAGAGCTCGCAGGCGCGTCATGACCAGCCTCCACCGAAGACGACGAACGCCAGCGCAACACCCAGCACGATGACACCCAGCCAGACCAGGAACAAGTGCGACTGCACAGCAAACCACAGCAGGGCGATGGGGCTCACTCCATCACCCTTGCGTCAGGGTTATTGATCACGAGCTCACAGCGCAGGCGCCACTTGTCAGGGTCTGGCCTGTCGAACTTGATGCGTTCCTGATGCAGCTTGTAGGTCAGCACGCCCAGCAGACTCACCGTCAACCTGCCGAAGTCACCGTCGCGCACCACCTTGCACCCATACCAGCCACCGTCGTAGCGGCGCTGCTCCCAGATCACTACAGCGTCACTCATCAGAGATCTCGCCATCATCGGCATTGACTGGATCAAGGTACGCCCCAACGATGAGCCGCGCCCAGGACTCATCACCCAGGTGCCATTGGGCAACACGTTCAGCAGCAGCCATGCGAATATCGTGGCTGGGTAGAGTCGCACGCGCTACAGCGTCCACGGTGCCCACCCTGCTGCCTGGTACAGCGCCAGCGCTGCTGCGATGTTGGTCTGTGCGTCCAGCAGCTGAACCGAGCTGGTGACGCCCATGCCAGCCAGCCACGCCCTGTGGGCTGCGAAGTGAATTTGGAAGAGACCGAAGCAGCATGCGTTGCGTGCCCCTGGTTGCAGCCTGGATTCACGAGTAGCGATGCGTACTGCTTCATTCTCGCTGTCGTCAGGCCACGCTGCGCGGATCAGGCTCTCTACGTCTGTCTGCGGCGCCGGCGCTGGTGGAGTGACTCGTACTGCCACGGCGCCTGCAGAAGCTGCTGTGAGGCTTGCCAGCGTCTGCGGTCCTGCGATGCCATCCACCGTCAAGCCATTCACGCGCTGCCAGTGACGCACGGCTCGAGCTGCTCGTGCAGGCGTGCCCACGCTGTAACCGAAGCTGGCTAGCATCTGCAGCGCTGTCGGCGCCGTTTGGGCCTCTCGTGCAGATGTCGCCGGCAGCACAGCAGGGACGGCAGGCACTGAGCCTGCCTGAGCAGGCACACCGGGGAAGGTAAATGCGCTCAGGCAGGCCACTGTGATTATGGCAGCTCTCATCGCTTCCCACCCTTGATCTGCTCCAGGTGCCAGGCGTTGCCCTGGTAGGCGATGCCGGCAGCGAGACAGGCTGCATAGAACTCGTCTTCTGTCATCGCTGCGACGTTGGCACGAGCTCGCTGGATCTGTTCAGCTGTCAGCACGGCGCACCACCTTCACGAGATCCAGCAGCGGATCTTGCACCACCGTGAGACGCTTCATGCGCTGCGGCGAGACAGGACGCTGGGTGCGCTGGTGCATGGCGCGGATCTTCACGCAGCCATCGGCTGTCACGCAGACGATGGCGATGACCAGGATTCCGATCAGGGCTGCGTTCACTTGTGCACCTTGGCCCACTGCGTCAGCGCTTCAGCTTCCAGCTTGTCAGCCTTGCTGCGGTACTCCTGGGCCTGCGCTTCTCGCCGCTCTGCCGTCCGTCGAAACAGTGCAGCACGTGCGAACAGTGGCGCGTAGTGATCCGCAGCCTGGCGTGCAGGGCTGCGCTCCTTCATGGTGTTGGTCATAGGGTTGCGAACAGTAGTTCAGTTCCCTGTATGCTGTCAAGTATGAAACAGCGATACCACAGAATCAGCCTCACCCAGGCGGAACGTGACGCGCTCTACAACCTGATCACGCTGGTGCTGGGCGAACCTTTTCTCTTCGACAACGCCCCTGACCTGGCAGCGATAGAACGAGCGCGCAAGAAGCTGAGAGCCACGTCTACCGTCTGAAGAACAGCACCAGGAAGACCACCACAGCCACCAGCAGCACAGCGCCTGTGCTGATGATGATGGCGCTGGCGTTCATCACCCCATCACTCTCGCTGCATACTCGTCAGCGCCGGCACGCAGCCACAGATGCCAGTATGAACCAGGGTCAGGCGTCACCCTGGGCAGGCCGGCCAGCGGTCCACCTGCAGCAATCTCGTCACCTGACACAGGGCGCACAGCGCTGCCCACCACCACCACATCACCGTTGCTGAGGGTTGCTAGATACATCTCGTCAGTCTCCTGTTTGGGCGGTGGGAAGTCTGCGCTGCGCAGCCACGCTTCTTCGCGGATGTCATCCAGTGACCAGGTGCCGCTGCTGTTGGCTGAGTCTGGCACCCAGGGCCCCTGCACTGCGACGGCCTGCGCTGGGTCGATCTTGCGGCTGGCGCCGGCATAGTAGCTGTGGGTGGCGCAGTCATCGGGCTGCATGCCGTAGGCAGCCGCCAGCGCGTTATTCACCCTGAAGTAGGCGTCAACCTGCACCTGCGCCCAGGGCTCACCCACGCCATCGTTGGCTGCTTCAATCCCTATCGCATGCGTGTTGCACGAGTCAGCTGGCACCACGCCTTTGGACATGATCATCGCCTGCCCCTTGCCGTTGGTGTTGGTGGCGCCGGCAGCACAGACCCAGACGCTGCCGTCCCGCGCCAGGTACAGGTTCGCCAGCGGCGCATCCTGGCTGCCGTAGCAGATGTAGCTGACATCGTTCTCTGCATGCGTGTTGCTGGCAGTGTGGTGCCACATGATCACCCACGGCCTGTCACCGTCGAACCCACCACTGCTGCGAGCTCGCTGGCCCCAGCCGTCAACCTCTACCACCACCAGGCCTGCGGCGCGCAGCACGTCTGCCAGGTCGACCAAGTACCTGTCACCCACGTGCTAGCCGTTCGCGCAGGCGCGCCAGGTCATCCAGGATGCGCTGCACCCTGGGAGCGATGTCGTCACGATGATCGATCAGCCAGGCGATGCGATGCCCCAGGATGCGTAGCTGTTCGTCCACAGGGTCTGATGCGTCCCACGCGTCATCTGGGTCGTAGTCACCGAACTCTGCGGTCACGCGGTCACCGAAAACGAGAACTCGACCGACACTGTTGCGTTGGATGTCAGTCCGCCGGTGGTGACGGTGCCGGTGTTGGCGACGGTGACGAACGGCAGATTGTCCACGGTGTTCGACACGTCGAACCGTTCAGTGGCGGGCGGGCGGAAACCGACCGGGAGTGTGAACGCGACCGACGCGAGGGTGCCGCCTTTCATCATGCCGCGCACGAACACCCGATCACCTTCCTTGCGGTACTGGACTGCCTGGGTGCCGGCGGCAAGGTCGGCCCACCCGTTGGAGTAGGCGACGCCGGTCCACGCGGTGCGCAGCACGTAGTTAGTGATCTGTTGCGCCCAGTCGGACTTCACACCCGAACCGGGCGCCGGGACGTTCGTGAAAGGGCCGATGGTGATCGGCGGGTTGGTCGCCATGGCTAGTAGCCCTTCGGGAACACGGTCGCGTCAACACGGTTGTACTGGGCGGCGGCGAACGTGTGGTAGACACCGGCGCCGGACTGGTCGGGTGTGACGGTGACGGTCACCGGAACGGCGACACCACCCGGTAGCAGAATGTTGGATGCGGGTAGGGCAATGTTCCAATCCATGTTCAGACCGTTCGTGGCGACGGTGATGGTATGTGGAATGACCGCGGAGGCGACGGTCACGCTGTTGACGTTCAAGGCCACGACCGCGCTATTGGCGGCGTACACGTCGAGTCGGACGAACGCCGACACTTGAGCGATCCGGTTGGCCGGGTCAGCGGGGATCGATAGCGATGAGATGACCTGCGCCACGTTCGCGGCCGAACCGTCCATGGCGACACCGACCGCGGAACCGGTCCACGGTGTGAACTGACACCACGCCCCCGCCTTGCGCTGGTAGACGATCCCTTTATCAATCGTCACCGCGAACACCCCGTCCACCGCGGTGGTGTACTGGGAGTCGAGTGTGGACTTGTTGGCGAAACGTTGCACGACACGCACCGACACCGACTGTGCCCACGCTGCCGCGATCTGGCTGCCCGGCGCGGGGACGTTGGTCAGTTCACCGATCGTGATCGGTGGGACGACAGCCTGCGGCGCCGGCCCCAGCCTGGCTTCCAGCAACGCCAAGCGCTCTTCCACCGTCAGGCCACCGTCTGGCTTGGTCAGGTCGCTCATGCGTAGCCCCACACAGCGCCCACCGTATCCCAAACGTATGGATCGCCTGCAGGGTTCCAGAACAGCATGCTGTTGGAGCCCACCACCTTGCTGGTGGCCACCGACATCACCCAGTTACCAAACGGCACGATGGAGTGCGACACCTGGGTAATGATCACGTTCACGTCCAGCCTGGCTGTAGTGCCGTCTGCGGCCCTGTAGTCGTGCAGGTAGCGCAACAGGTCGAACAGGCGCCACTCCACAGCTGTGTGGACCTGCGGCTGGTCTGGGTCGTACAGGTACAGGTCGAAACTCTCGACATTGGCCCTGGCACCTTGCTGCGCTGCATACAGAAAGGCTGCCAACGTGTCGCCTTCCACCTGCGATGTCCACTGCTGGTCAGTCTCGGTGTAGACGAACGTGCCGATGGCGCCTGCCAGCGACTGGGCTCGCAACAGCGCGACATTCTGCAGGATCACCGTGTCAGCCACGCTGTCATCATTGGTACTCAGCACTGGGTCCCAGACCACGATGTCAGCACTGCAGACGTTACCGGCCACCACAGGGATGGCTGTCTGATCGGTCCTGCCGTTCCTCCAGTTCCTGCGCACACTGCGCAACGTGCCGTCGAAGTCCACGAACAGGGCGCCACCGTCTGAGCCCACCACCACCTGCATCTCTTCCAGCGGTGATCGGTCGGTGGCCTGCGCCGTCAGCGTCACGTCACCAGCAGCGAAACTGTTGGGTATCGCTGTCTTGCCGGCAGCAGTCAGGATGGCTGACTGTCGTGGGCCTGGTGTCTGACCGTTGGCGCCTGGCGTGTATGTGCCGATGGGCTGGGCGAGCTGGGCGAAACTGTCGAACGCCTCCACCTCCACGACATCGCCCAGGTCACCCCAGCGGCTGATGATCCCCCTGAAGATCCAGGATTCTGTGCCGTCGCGATAGCGCGCCCAGATAGCGAGCTCATGACCAGGCCCACGTCCCACCAGACTGCCATCACTGTTGTACTGCGCCCACTGTCCCAGCGTGTTGTCCAGCTGGATGTTGGCGCTGCCGGCAGGGAACAGGCCATGAGCATCAGGCCCACCCACGTCTGTCTCTATCCCTTGGGTCTGGCAGGTTGCATCCACAAACCTGTCCACCAGATCCTGGTCCCATTCCAACAGCGGATCATCCCAGACTTCCAGCGGGTTGTCGTCCCACTCTGCCAGGGTGCCCAGCCCTGCGATGGCCACCACAGGGCGCACCACCATCCGCGCCAGCCCTGGATCGTCGTCCAGCCTGATCGGTGGGGTGGGCCTGTCAGCGACGCGCATACGCCACCGTCCCTGAAGGGTTGCCGTAGCGTCTGCCGTTGCGCCTGGTGGACATCCCCATCGCTCGAGCGATGTCACCGTGCCGCATGCCTCTGGGCAGGTTGACGTTGACGGTCTGGGCGCCGGCCGGCGCACCTGCAGACAACCCACCGATGGTCACCTTGGTGTTGGCCAGCGCCTGCTGCACTCCGCGGCGCGCTGCATCGATCACAGCCTGACCCACCACGAGATCCACTGACATGTTGGCTGGGTTGTTCTTGTACCAGGCATCCACGTCAGCCTTGGCGCCCTGCAAGTCACCGTTGGACACCTTGGCCAGCGTCTGCGCCACCACCACAGGGTTCTGCTTGGTGAACTCTGCAGCCTTCAGCACATCGTCTTCGATGCCGCGGATCTCCTCGCGGGTGTTGTCCACGCCCATCAGCGTGTTGGCCATCGCTGCATTGATGTCGGTGTCAAAGTCTTCAGCAGCCCGGGAGATGTCGAGCATGCCGGCCATGTCGTCCAGCGCCTTGGTCAGCTCGTCGTTCTTCTCTTTGGCTTCCTTGGCAGACTTCGTTACCCCATCCAGGCTGCTGGCGGTGTTGTCCAGCGCTGTCTGCACAGCGTCCTGGATTGCCTGGTTGTCCTTCTGCTTCTGGGTCAGGTCCGCGTATTCGTCCTTGTAATCACTGATGCCGTCGCGTGCAGCGATCAGACCATCCAGCTGATTCTTCAGGTCCTGTTCATCCCTGGATGGCACAGCACCCTGGGCCTGGGTGACTGCATGCAGCTTGTCGTAGGCGTCGCGGATCTCGTCTATGTGCTTGGCGTTGGTGGCCAGCTTGCTGTTGGCAGTCTCAGCAGCATTGCCTGTGCCGGCGATGGCATCCACCAGCTCGTCAGTGGACAGGCCTGCCTTGTGGCCCTTGTCGATGATGTCGCCATACAGATCAATCCACTTCTTCGCAGCGCCGGCCACGTCACCCTTCTTCAGGGCATCCATCAGCTCTTCTTGCAGCTTCAGGTGCTCTGCAGCCTTCTTCTTGGCTTCTTCCTGCTTCTGCTTGAAGATCGTCCACACTGCAGCAGCAGCTGCGACAGCGAAGCCGATGCCACCGATGGCGCTGGCCATCTTCTCAGCGTTCAGGCCAACGCTGCCTGCCACCTTCTCACCGATATCTGCCAGCCCGTCGAAGACTCCACCGAAGTTGCTGGCTGCGCCTGACGCATCGCCCAGCGGCCCTGTCAGGTCAGCGACCTGGTTGCCGGCCAGCCTGGGCCCACCTGTGTTGCCGATCTTGTCCAGGTGCTGCTTGGTGTCGTCTGCCTTTTCGCCCGTCTCTTTCAGCTTGGCCTGCGCTGTTTCCAGGTCAGCCTTCAGTGCGCTGGTGTCTGCCGCAAACTGGGCGATCCAGGGACTGCGGTCCTGCAGATCCTGGGCGATGCCGGTGGCTTCTTCCACCTCCGACTTCATGTCGCTGGCATCTGCGTCAATCTCGACAACAGGCTCCAGGTCTTCCAGCTTCTCAGCGTCCTTCAACGCATCCTTGGCGCCGTCATCGTCGTAGGTCGTCTTGATCGGAATGTTGATCGGTTCGCTGGCCACTACTGCGCACCCTTCACTGCGTCATGCACTGCCTGGATGAAGACCTGTGGGACTTCGCGCTCTGCCCTGTCGCGCACCTTGTCCCACGCACGATGCCCAGAGACCCTGCCCTTACGCTTGATCTGGCCACGCACAGGATGCGCGTAGCCTGACCCGTACAGGTAGCGGCTGGAGCCCTGTCGCGGCTTGCGTTTGGGGATGTTGTAGCCACCCTTGGTGCCGCTGGTCTTCCACACCCAGAAACCTGTTGGCGTACCAAAGACGGTGGCGCCCACAGCACGCTCGCCGTCGCGCCGGTACTCAGTGACAGCGAAGAGCTGGTAACGCCTGTGCTTGTGCTTGCGGTTGATGGTGACGCTGCCACCGTTCTGCTTGGCGATGGCTTCCACGAGCTCGGCAGCATCCTGGATGGCTGCTTCTGGGACGTTGGCAAGGTTGTCCAGCACCTGCTTCAGCCTGGCAGCTGCACCACTGCTGCGGTTCCTGGCCACCTGATCAGGCGTCTGCGTAGACGTTGCTGTCTTCTGCCGGCGCTTCTGCTTGCGCTGCGAGCACTGCACCACCGCTGCCGGAACCCAGCACGATGTTGCTGGTGGTGGCGTCACCGAATTCAATGTCGGGCCGGCGCACCAACGGCAGCGAGATAGTCGCCACCAGGGTGGTGCGTGCATCGCCACCGATCAGGCCTGCAGACAGGCGCACCCTGCCGATCATCCTGGGTGGCTCACCATCATTGAGACCAAAGTAGGCGAACGCCTCTTCGGTGTCGTGCTCGTACAGGTAGGCGTTCAAGCCCACTGCCACGTTGGGGTCCTGCAAGAAGGTGAGATCCAGCGAGAAGGTCGATTCGCCAGGTGTCGGGATCGTCTTGCCAGGCTTGCAGAAGGTCGCCGGGATGTCGCTGGTGGTGGTGTTGGCTGAAGGCGTCAGCGCGCCAGATGTCATCTGGCAAGTCCAGCCACCACTCCCTGTGTCGTAGTCGGCCAGCGCCACAGCGTCCACAGCCTTGCCGGCAGGCGCCTGCCAGCTGTCGAGATAGCCGACGGCGGCAGGGTCCACCACCATCAGGCCAAACTCGCCCTGCTCGATCATGAAAACTACGGGATCACTCATGCTGGTTGCAGCTCCTTCTTGGGTGTTGCCTGTGGTGGGAAGCACAGGGTTGCGTAAGCGATGTTTTCTTCCACCGTGACCACCAGCGCAGTGGTGTTGACGCCACCGATGTCGATGCTGGTGAAGTCTGCGAACAGTGGACGAAACCTGGCACGCACCGCAGCGTCATAGATCAGGCTGGACATCTCGTCCAACACTGCCTGGTCATCGTCGCTGTCTGTCGCTGCCACGATGCGCCAGCTGAGGGCGATGACGCTGGCGCCATTGACGTTGCTGGTACTCCAGCTGTGCCGCTCGATCCAGATGGTGGGCGATACCACCTGCTTGGGTACATACTGGGACACTCTGCCCGGTGGCAACAGCGGACCAAGTGCCCCAGCGAGCCTGGCGCGGCTGTCGCTGATCCTGTCAGCCATCACGCCACCCCAAACTGCAGCTTCAACGGCAGCAGGATCTTCATCACGCCACGCAACGGATCCGATGAGATCCGCACCACCATCTCATCAGGTGACCACGAGTTGAGCACACCGAACGGTGCATCTTTCCTGCGGTACAGCTCAATGGTGCAATTGGTCATCGCTGTCCGGATCAGTGGATGCATCGGTGGCGCTGCCGGCAGCTCGTCGGTGTCCCTGTCCAGGTACGTCTTGATCAGCTCTGCTGCGGCTGGGATCAGCGCAGCGATCCTGTCGCTGTCATCGTCTGTGGGTGGCAGGCGCAGCACGTCCAGGACGTCAGCCAGTACCTGGTCCTCGTCTACCCAGACAGGGACAGCCACGAGCTGGCTAGTCCTGGGGATCTGGTTGCGGCGCCGGCTGCGGCACTGGTTGCGGCTGTGGTGCAGGCGCAGGCCGGGGTGCCTGCTGGGCTCCACCTTCTGGCGGTGGAGCGGTGGTGCCTGTCCAGATGGGCTCCAGCCCCACTGCTTCCCTGTTGGGGTCATCAAAGATGGTCATGGTGTCTTCGTCACCTTGACGATGCCGGCAGGCTCCAGCACGACAGCGTCGAAGTCGCCCGCGTAGCCCACCTGCACGCCCCAGACGCTGGGCTCCACCACCTGCATGTTGCCGTAGACGTATTCAAACGTCTTGGCTGCAGCTGTGGAGTAGACCAGGATCTGGCCTGTATCCAGGCCGGCCGACATGATGACAGTCAGGCCTGCGATGTTGCCCTGTTCGTTCTGCCCCATCGGCAGCGAGAAGCCAGAGCTGTAGGCGTTGGTCGGGTTGATCGGTGGGAAGATGGGACCGATGAGACCCAGCATGTCTGGCGAGACTGCCACGACGGTCTGCCCCTGGCCCTTCGTGGCAGCGAAGACTTGACCTGCCGCCCCCCAGATGGCGCTGGCCACCGCTGCGCCTGTGGCAGGCCCAGTCGGGATGATCGGACCAGCAGTGGCAGCAGCCCACAGCACGTCTGCGGTCTCTTCCTCGGTCTCAATCGCGTACTGGCTGGCCAGGTCAGCGATGATCATGTCCAAGATGGCAGGGCTGCTGCGATTGATGTTCTGCTTCGACACGTTGACGTAACCGCCGAACGTGTCTGCGCCCAACGGTGTCTTGGTCACCGTCATCTTGCGGCTGGCAAGCTCCGTCTTCTCGCCTGCTTGCTTGGCGACGCTGGTGTGCTGCGTCACCGTCGCGTATTCCCAGGCGCCTGAGCCCAGGTCGGTGGGGCCCAGCGTGTTGGTCAGCGGCCTGGACACCTGGATGAAATTGACGATGGGCTGGACGACGGACACAGGGATCAGCCCAGGGTTGTCTGCCGTGGTCTGGTGCGCTGCAGCCCTGTTGAAGAGCTCCTGGCGCCGTACTGCGTCCACGTCACCCATGTGCGACAGGTACAGGTCAGCGACGTAGGCGCCGGCTGAGCGATACTCCACGTTGCTGGAGCCCTGTGGGTCTCGCGCTGTCGCGTACATTCCCATCAGCTCCTGGGTGCGTTGCCGCGACTCGATCGAAATCCTGGCGCCGTCGCGCAGCGGCTCCATCTGGCTGGCAATCTCCTGCATGCGGTCTCGCGCACGCTTGAAGAGGTCCATCTCTGCGCTGGTCAGGTCTCGGCCGGCAGACTCTGCCGCCTCCACGAGACCATTGGCGAACGTTTGACGTTCCTCCAGTTCAGACTGGAAACGGGACAGCATGGCATCGGTCGCAGACATAGCGAGCTCCTTCAAGACGTAGTGATCTTGTGGTCTCGTCAGTCCCCCGCTACAGCTGTCCAGGGCCCTGCCCTGTCTTCATCAGCCGGTAGTTCGATCTGAGCCCTTCGCCAGACAGTCTGGCTCAGCCCAGCGGCTGGGTCAAGTGCTCATAGCTCTGCTGCAGCTGCCACAGCCTGAGCTCATCCAGGTTGGGTGTTGCCACCGTGGGCACAGTGGCTGGGTGACGCTCCAGCGCTGAGCGCATCGCCAGCACCTTGGCGCCGGCATAGGCAGGCTCAGGCACCATCGCGATACTCGCCAGCCAGCACTTCTCCAGCCGTCGCGTGCTGCGATCAATCCACCGATCAGCCAGGCTGGCAAACGTGGCACTTGCCGCCAGGTCATCATCTTCTGCCATCGCCAGCGTCTCGTCGCCCAGCGCAGTGCGGTGGATGTGGACTTCTGCCACCAGCCCTTCCTCCCTGGATGGGTGGAAGGTGACAGCGCGGCCACAGTACTTGGTGTCATCGTGGTCCCTGTTGACTGTCACCCTGCCGGGCCTGCGCTGGATGCCGTCATAGGCGCCACGCGAGCAGACTTCCTTGATGAAGCGCCCCTGATACTCCACGGTGGCTTCCTGCTCGTAGGGCATCACCACGAGCTCGATCATGCGCTGCGGGTAGTTGACTTCGACCAGCTGGGCTGATCTGTGCTCCAGCGGATTCATGCCAGGACTCCTGTATTCGCGAATCTTTCAACGGCTCTGACTTCTTCAGTGGTCATGATTCCAGCGCCAACCAGGATCTGCCACGTTTGGGCGCGCTCCAGCGGTCCTGGTCTCACGTACTCGTCACGGTTCACTTCCAGCTGGGTGCCGCGTGGTGTCAGCCAGTTGGCCAGCGAAGCAAGCAGCCTGTCTGCCTTTGGCTTCAGGCCAGCACGCCAGTGGTAGTCAAACAGGCTCGTGGTGTTGCTGTACGTCATGCTGTCCCCACCGCTGGGCAGGCCCAGCAGGAACGGTGGCACGCCCAGCAGCACAGCGATGCGTGCTTCTTCGTAGCCTTCCAGCTCGACCATTGCAGTCTGCAGCGGATTGATTCCGGTGGCCTGCCACTGCACGCCACCAGACAGCACTGCCGGCAGGCCCAGCCGATTCATGCGCGATTCCACCCACGCATCCAGCAGGTCATTGGATTGCTTCCTGGTCAGCTCTTCTGGGTGGGTGAGGATGCTGGGTGGCACGCCACCGCCCAGCGCAAACTCTGTCGCGTAGCGCGCCAGCACGGTGGCTGCGATCATCCTGGTGCGCCCCACTTCCAATGGGCCCACCCCACGTGCCTGGGTGGGTGAGCTCTTGTAGCGGATATGGAGCACGTCATCTGGATTGAGCGCGGCGCCGTTGATCGTGTAGCGGCGCCGGTAGTTGCTGTCGAAGTCCACTTCCACAGCCCACGGCTCTGCACAGAAGAAGCGCGCCGGCAGGCCGTTGCTGTAGCGGCTGGTGGCAATCACGATGGCTTCACCCATCTGGAAATCCCAGAAGAGCTGCCTGGCGAAGTCCTGCCAGCAGTTGTACACCTCTGGCTGTGGGTTGCTCAGCCAGTCACTGGGCAGGCCTGCTGCGGCGCCCACCAGGTATGGCGGCATGCTGGCGAAGACGCTGCTGTTTAGATCCAGCGCAGCCCACGCAGTGTCCGACAGCATCGCTGCCTGGTTGCCCCACAGTGGCACGTCCCACTCTGCTGGGTAGCCAGCCCAGCGGCTGGGCACGATGTTGGCGCGGCCACTGCCACGTCCTGCGCTGGTGTCAATCTCCAGGCCGTTTGGGTCACCAGGCCTGGCCACGTCATCGCCCACCGTGGCTGGTGGGACCGTCGCAGGATCATTGCCGTTGGGCAGGGTGCCAGACGTAGTAGGGCGCAGTCCGCGCTTCTCCCAGAACACTAGACAGCCACGGTAGCACTAATGCTTCTTCCTAGCATGATGTCGATCATGGACTGCTTCAGCCTGCGCCACAGCGATAGGCCAGGGACCTTCCTTTCTCCACGCACCCACGCGCACAAAGCATTCCATGCAGCGCAGCTCCACCACTGGGTAGGGCCACCCTGGTATATCATTATGCGAATACCGCTTCTTTGATGTCTTGTTAGTTGCCATAACCATCATTCTACCAGTGGCCATATTCTCAATTCTAAGAATCGCATTGCTGACCAGGGGTTATGCAGACATCATCCCTGGTTGAAAATAATCTGCCCACCTGTTTGGGTCAGTGGATTGCCGGCTGCTTGGTTGGTGTCAGCGCAGCCTGGATGCACCAGGCAGCTGCACGCAGCAGATCGGTGCGCTGGCCTGCCAGCACCAGCAAGCTGCCATCGGTCGCCCTGGTCACCCTGGCAGGCTCCACTTGGCCATCCAGGTCCCCTGGCTCGTGCACCACCTGGTGCTGTGCCACGAGCTGGCGCAGCAGCGGCAGCG